CTTGTCCTCATCAGAAATCTTGGCGGTCGCAATCTGCTGACCAATCTTGCCAAGTTCCGCTGCCGACCCTGCGCTGTTGATAGCGTCTGCCCACTCAATTGCAGCTGGGCTTGGTCCGTCAAAGACCGATGCTGCTGCACGCAGAATCTCTTCGTCATTAATCTTCTGGCTTTCGCGCTCCTGTGCTGGGGTTGGCTTCGCCACGCCAGCCTTAGAGCGGATCTCGTCGTCGGAAGCAATCCGCTTGGACGGCAGTCCTGCCATCACAAGTGAGCGACCGACAGCGGATGTCTCGCAGTTTTCAATCTCAGAGCCGCGAGTGTATGGGGTGCTGCCAGGAATTTGCATCGCGCTGTGCCCAACCCCTGCTGGCTTCTCGTCTGGGGTTTCCCCACGATAGGCCTTTGCCTCAATCACAACGCGCTTGTCGCTGTGCTCCAACACGTTGGTCTCAATGCGACCATTCGGATAGGCTTCATACCAAGCGCGGATACGTTCCGCGACATCAACGTAATCCTTTAGCGCACTCTTATCAAACGCCACTTAACTTTCCTCCTTCATGTCCGAGAACAGTTCGCTCTCGGGAATGCCTAAATACTCACTCAGTCGCTGACGCATTGCCCCGCTCATTGGAGCGTGACCATACTGCACCTGATTGAGGTAACCATACGAAACGCCAAGATGCTTTGCAATCCAGCGCCGCTTAATTCCAGACTCCCGAATGATCTCCCAAACCTTAGCGGTTTGGCGCTTCTGTGTCAAACGGATCTGCTTAAAATCGTCTCCGCTTTGCTTACTCATCAACGCTCACCTTTGCTAATACTCCTTCCTCCAGCCATCGCACGGCGACGTGGGAAATACCCTCACATGCCGATAGCCAGTCTTCATGCTCCCAATACCCCTTATGGCCAAGAGCTTCTTGCGCCTTTGGGATTACGTCCTGCAAGACCGCGATACGGGTAGCAGGGTCGGCAGGGACCTCAGACGGAAGGAATTCCGCCAAGGCGCTGGCGCCCTGAATGTAAGCGTCTTCATACTGCATACAACCTCCAATACTGATAGCAGAATGCTATCTGTACGGATAGTATCATACCGATTAGTCTAGGTCAATCGCCTGTGTGGTGGCGTCGAATATAGTGTTGTTTTCTGCCTTAGCAACCATGCAACGAATGTGCTTCCGGGTGGAGCCAACCTCCACAACGGGGCCAAGGTCTTTAAAGTACGCAGTCTTGTGGGATGCCCCTTCGGTTTTATTGAGGCACTCTGGCATGTCGCAGACAAGTCTGCCAAACATCTTCTTGTTGCCATCCCAACGTCCAAAATTATTCATAGTGACTCCGCAAGTATTCATTTAATGCAACGCGCCAAAACCGACTCGCCTCGGTTTTGATGCGATGGTGATATCCGCATAATACCACAAGATTTTCCTCCACGGAAGGTCCGCGTTTGCCAAACCCGGCATTGTTGACGTGATCAATCTCTAAGACCACTGGCCTGCCTGGGCCCCACTGGCTGCCGCATTTGCCATCCATGCCAACCCCTGGCCCTACACACGTGCGGTTGTCGCGCAGCATGACTGCCGCGTATACCTCTGGGGTGACTGGGTCCTTATGCGCCACGCTTACCCTTTTTCTTCTTTTTCTGCTCCGGCTCCGGCTCTGCTTTCCCCTTGGGCTTTGCAACGCCTTCGTTTCTTAAGGCGCGACACGGTAGGCAGAAACAAGTTGCTGGGTGGTAGAACTTGTCGCTCATACGCGGAAGTTTGGGTCAAAGACAATGCGCTTGCCGTTGCGAACCATCCGCTCGTGTAGTCCAACGTGCTCGCATACCTTTCGCCCAAGCAGGTCTTCGGTGTTGTATTTGAGGAACCCGTCAAACGCATCCGCACGATAAAGAGCAGCAGCGTTGAACGCTGAGATTACTTCCATTGGCTTATCAACCGTAGGCATGAAGTCCTTCCACTGCTCAATGGCTTCGTAAGTGGCAAGCTTCTCGTTCCATCCTTGCACTCGGACCAGCCAGTAGTACCGCTCCCAGCAGTCGTATTCCAAAATCTCTGGAATCCGTAGCGCGTAAATATCGTAATAGCCACCATACCCGTTTGCGGTCACAACGTCGCATTCTGTAATGGTGTTCATTGCGGAAACAAGAGACTGTGTCTCCAAAGGCCTGGAAAAGACGTCATCCATATCGACGTTTAGGATCATCTTGGCTCTATGAAAATTTACGCCGGAAAGGGCAACATTTCGCGCGTACGAAATTCGGTCAACCCGATCAGTAATGCGCTCTGCCAAACCATCTTCAGTCACTAGGTGCGCATCAAACTGATTAGCAGTCCAGCGTTGCAGCCTCTCCCGCGTATCATCGTCGGAGTCATTCTCAAATAAGCTGAAATGGATGTCTGAGTAAAGCCCTGAAAGCCGATCAAAGTTTTCCAGAACAGCGTCAAGGTGTGGTCCGACATTTCTCGCTACGCCTGTGACCCATAGCTGGTCAGAAAAGGAGAGCGGTTGCACGTTACTTCTTGTCCTTGCTTTGGCGAGATACCTTTGCCGACCACGACTTTCCAGGATCTCCGCCCCACAGCGCCCAGGCGATACGCCCGTTGCTTGGGAATCCTTCTGATCCTGGTGCCCAACCCTTGCCCTTCTTGTCAACTTCATGACGGGCAAAGTACGCATTCATCTTTCGGATGCGAGCTAGGGTAAGTCGGTTGCCGATAATCATTCGCGCTGTAGCTTGACCTGGGCCAATGCCGCCGCGACCAAACTCTTCTCGCCACTTCAAACCCTTGCGGGCTTCGGCCTTAGCCCCAGCTGGGGCTACGGTGCTTGCGCCTTCCTTCTGAACCTCAATTGGCTCATTAGGAATGTTTACCGCTACAAACGATGCGCCAATCTTCTTGTACTCGTCAGCAAGATCGTCGGTCTTTTCAATAATCTCCAACTGCCCGTCTCGCAGGAGCTTGCTGGCCGCGTAGAGGCGGAAGCGATTTTCAGTGCCTTCTGGCCAAGTATTAATAATCAAGTCGTCATATGGAATCTCATCGTCCTTAAGCCACTCAGCAATCTCTTCCTTATCGTTCTTGAAGCCAACAACAATAGCAATCCGTCGACCGGAATCCTTAGCCTCAGCAATTGCCTCTGCAACCTTTGGTCGGACTTCCCAATCCTCGTCGTATAGCGCCTCAATGCCGATCATTAGCCCAAGAAGTGCTTTGCTAGTCTGCTGTTGCGGATTCATGGTCTCCCCCTGATTTGGCTCCTCGCCAGGATTGTCTGGGCCGCCCTGTGCTGGGGCTGCCCCGCCGTCCTCTGGCTCGGTTGGATTGTTTGGATCTTCTGGCTTTCCAAGCGCCACGTCAAGATATTCCTCGTAGCGCGAAAGCGGGATGTAGCCCTTTGGCGAAGGAATGAAAATGTCATCGCCCATCTCGCCAATGCCCTCATGCCCACGCTCCTGTAGCGCCTCGTTTAGCTTTAGCCACGGCATGCCAGAGAGGGCTGACTTGTAGTAGTCGGACATTGCGCCCTGGCTCTCTCGGCCGACTTCCGTGTAGACAAACCGTAGATTCTTGTCATAACGCCACACAATTTCACGGGTCATGTACTCAGCGATAAGGTCAAGCAACGGCGCAATGCCGTTGTCTTGCGTAAACGCGGCGCCAACCTCAGCGCTGGCACGGTTGACGTCCATGGTGATACCAATGTCTTGTGGTTGTACGCCAAACACGGCACAGATCTTGCGGGCAAGATAGACCTGCCACTCCATGAACTGCATGTCTCGGTTTGAAGAAGCAAGCGGAATCCACTGAACGCCCTTGCCGCCGCCGGTAATGGCAATCTGACTGCGTCCAGAAATCTCTGTGTCCCAGTACGCCTTAAACGAGTCAACTTGGTCTGCGCGGATGCCCTCGCCAAGATGCAGAACCCCTGGGGGCGCCGCCTGCGAAACAGCCTTAGCGTTGTAGGCTGCGGCGGTCAGGTCTGCCTCAATGGTGTCTGCCAGCACTTCAAGCGGCGACAAGCCAATAGGCGAGTACGTTACTGGGTTAGCAATAATAACAAGGAGTTCATGGTTCTTGAACTTGCGAATCTGCCGACCCGTTTCGTCAACTTCGTAGTAGCGTGGGTCGTTATCGTCTTCGCCGTCCCACTCGTTGTTAAAGGCAATACTTCCGCCGTTCTTGGCAATAAGCTCCGCAACGGGCTTGGCGCCTTCAAGGCCAATCGCCCCACCACGGGTTGGGATAACCTCAATGCAGCCCTGATCAAGAACAAGGATGTCCTCAACAACTGGCTCAATAAGCGAGCGCCAAGAATCCATGCGGCGATTTGGGTAGCGCAACAGTTCCTTGACTTGGTTGACCTTGCGAACGGTGCCGCGCTCTTCTCCGTCAAGCGTAACAATGTCCCACTTTGCGCGGCTCACTTGTGTGCGGCGCAGGTTGATCGCGGCGCGAATCCATGGATTGCTGCGTGACCACTTGCGAAGCTGAAGAACGCTTCGGCGGGTCATCTGCACGCTGCCAACACCACGGGCGTACGGCCCAATGTCGTAGTCTGGAACAATCGCCGATCCGCCGCTCTTCAAGCTGGGGGCTTCGCGATTCAGTATTCGGTCAATTAGCGACCTGTCATCTGCCATTTAGCCTCTCCCCCGAATCCCGCCCCGCAGTGCCCTGCGAAAGATCGAGTCCGTCATTTGTCTGTTTACGTGGTCCTGCATCTCTGCTCTGGTGCAGGATACCACTCTTCTCCCGTTGCGATACGTCACTGTGTACTGCGACATGTATGGGCTCCACCATACAGGAACTACGCATGTAATATCAACAAACTCAACCTCTACGGTTGATTGAATGTCAGGATTCATCTTCTGTCAAGGACTCCAGCGCCCAGGCTCTTGCTTCTGCCTCGGCCTCTTCAAGAGTTGGCAGCGTCGCCTCTTCCAGCTCTTCTTCTTTTTGTAATATTTCGTCAAGCCGCTGATGGTATTTTCTTGCCTGCGGAACACTCATTCTTAGCGACTTTAAGTGTTTGTGGCAATTAGGGCAGACCGCGTATCGCTTTTGGCCCTTGGCCCGTGGAACCATTGGTTCAAGGACAAGGGTGTTTTCGGTGTGAGACTCCCCAACCAGAATGGTGCACAAGGCGCAACGGTGATGGGCCTTGCGCTGCCGGTCGTAGCTTTCTAGGATCGGCTGTATGGTGCGTTGAAGGCGGAGAAGTGCCGACGCCAGGTCCTGTACCTCAGAGCCCGACTCTCGTATCTGTTCGCAAAGTATGCACTTTTCCATTGGGTAATGTTATCATGTTTTTGAGATGGTATAACACTAGACACACAACTGCGTGCAGATACTATAGGTATAGATTTGTAGCGCGTTGTGTTACAGGATAAAGCATGTGTATTATCTATCCGCTAACCATCTTGCGTTAGCCAAATAGGGGGAATCATGTCTGATTTCAAGATCTATACGAACGCGTTAAAGGCCTATGAGGCCGATAACGGCGACCGATACGTCACTGGCACCACTTCCTCAACCATTAGGGACCTTCATGGAGATGAAATGACCCTATCTGCTTTGAAGAGCATGGAGGCAACGGCAAAGCAGAACATGACCATTTGGCTGAATCACGAATATCAGGTCCCAGACGATCTCTTTGGCTCCGTCAAAGACGCTAGAATAGTAAAGAGAATTGACGAAACCGGTCAAGAAGTGTTTGACCTTGACGTTGATATTTCCGTGGTTTCCGAAGACGAAAACCCAGAGGCAATCCGTGCTTATCGCGCAATCAAGCGCGGTGTCAAGCTTGGTCTGTCTATTGGCGCAAGAGTTGACAGAGTTAGCAAGAAAGTTGACAATTCAACCGGCGAGGAGACCTACGTTATTGACAGCGTCAAATTGATGGAGGCTTCAGTTGTCGGCATTCCTGCCAACCAGCGCTCGTATTTGCAGAATGCTATTAAGAGTCTTCGCAGCGCTTCTGTTGAAGAGCAGAAGGCGGCAGGCGGCCTTAGGGTTGGCGATATGGTCAGCTGGGGCGCAAGTGGCGGGACCGCTCGCGGCAAAATTACCAAGATTGTCCGAGAGGGTAGCGTGAAGGTTCCTGATTCTTCATTTACTATCACTGCCGAAGAGGGAGACCCGGCAGTCCTTATTCGCGTGTACAAGGACGACAAGCCAACCGACCGAATTGTTGGCCACAAGATGTCTACCCTTCGCGCCGCTAAGTCTTTTGACACCCTTGTGAGCAAGGACGTTGAGACTGAGGGCCAGACCAGAGCGGACAAGGCCCCACTCGTCGGTGCGCTGTATAACCTCCTTGGTGAGGCAACTGCCTTCTACCTAAAGGCGCATGGCGCCCATTGGAACGTTGTTGGTGAAGAGTTTGCTCAATACCACAAGCTTTTTGGTAAGATTTATGAGGATGTTCATGAATCCCTTGATCCTATTGCGGAAAGCCTGCGCAAGCTAAATTCAGCGGCTCCATTTGAGCTGAAGGATTTGGCGCAAATGACTAACGAGGCACCTCAGGCGGAAGGCTACCAAGCCGAAGCGCTTGCCTCTAACCTTTATGCTGCCAACGAATCCCTATTGGAAAACATCATGGTTGCTTTTAAGGCGGCCACTGATGCCAACCAGCAGGGGATTGCTAATTTCCTGGCCGAGCGTCAGGACATGCACCAGAAGTGGTCGTGGCAGCTTCGGGCTTCTCTTGCTGAGGAGCCAGGCGAAACTGAAGAGTCGAGCGGGGCAGAAGTACTGTCCTCAGCAATTCATCAAAATAAGGGCCCACAGGGCAAATCATTGGAGGTAAAGAACGTGGAAAACGAGAACGAGATTATTGTTGACGAGGCCGTAGCGCCCGTTGCCGAGGAGCCAACTGCCGTTGAGGAAGTTGCTGCCGACGAGGAGCCAAAGGCCGAGCACATTGCAGTGCTTGAAGAGCTTGGCGCAGAAGTCGTCAAGGATACCGACCTAGAGATTGCTGCCCGGCAGGCCCAGGCGGCCGCCGATGCTGCTGCGGCAGCTGCGGTTGCCCCAGAGGCGCCAGCAGAAGAGAAGGTTGAAGAGGAGCCCGTTGCTGAGGCCCCAGCTGTTGAGCCAGAGGCTCCGGCGGAAGAGCCAGCAGCGGAAATTGAACATGCCGCAGAGCCAGAAGCTGCTGCGGATGAAAAGTCGGACGATACAGCAACTATTGCCGAGGTCGCCGAAATTGCCAAGTCTGCGCTAGATGCAGCACTTGCAGCACAGGCAGAGGTCATCGCCCTGAAGAAGAGCGTTGCCGAAGTAATTGCTGCAAAGGCCAAGGTCGAGCTGGAGTTGGAAAAGACATTGGACCTGGTTGGCAGACTGATTGACGTCCCCGTCGGTCATGTTCCAGCCGTTAAGCGCGCCTCGGGCGAGATGGCAACATCCGCACCTTGGCTAAGCCCATACATCCAGCGTGTGCTGGAGACTCAGGAGTAATAAATCATGAGCGACAACCGAGAGATCCTAGGCGGAGCGTCTAAGGGCCTTGAAGCCCTTAACGAGTCCGTGGTGACCCGAGATTCGGGCGCCGGGAAGACTTTCGACGCCGCCGAGGCCTACGCAATTCAGAAGGACCTTCGCAAGAAGTTCTCGAAGATGAGCACGTCGGACCTTCACGAGATGCTTGATATTCAGGCTGCTCGCGAGACCGGCAAGCAGGCTTCGTCCGACGTCCTCAACCAGCTGGCAGTTGCTAACCCCAACATTGCCAAGCTTCTCGACAGCAGCGGCGGCACGGCTCTTATCCGTCAGGACCTGGAGCCAATCCTTTACTCGCTGTTTGTAAAGAAGTTCCCTTTCTTTGAGCGCATCCGCAAGGAGCCGGCAAACGGCCTCGTGCACGCGTTCAACCAGCAGACCGCTTACGGTGACGCCGTCTTCCAGACGGAGACCGGCACCGTGACCGATGATGCCGCGACCTACGTTCGCCAGACGACCAATGTGGCCGTCCTTGCGACACGACGCGGTATCACGCTGAAGTCGCAGTTCGCCCTTAACCAGGGTGGCGGCCCCTTCAACGGGCTTTCGACCGAGCTTGCCTCGGGCGTAACCGCCATCGCTCACAAGCTTCAGTACGCCCTTTTCCAGGGCAATGCAGACACGACGGCTTCGGCTGGCGCTGCGACTGAGCTTGGCGCGTACGACGCAAACGGCTTCACTGGTCTTCGCAAGCACCTTGGTACGGCGGCTGGCACTGCCCAGATCGTCAACAAGGGCGCAAGCGCATACCTCGCAACGATCAACTCGAACGTTGCTTCAATTCTCAACGCGGGTGGTAACCCGTCGGCGATCCTTTGCTCGCCTACGGACTACGCCGGTCTTGTGAATGAGGTCACGAACCTTGTTCGTTACAATGCCCCATCGCAGGGACAGCAGGTCATGGGACTCACCCTCGGAACCGTTGTTACGGCCGCTGGCGAGCTTCCACTCCTCCCAGTTCCGGGCGACAGCATTGGCTCGTACACGGTCAGCTCGGTTAACTACCGAGACATGTATGTTGTTGACGAGGATGCCTGGTCAATGCCATACCTTGGCTCGGACTCGATCACGACGCTGGAGATTCCAGTCGGCGTGAACGGTGCCCTTTCGCGCCTCTATATCATGTATGTGATGTTTGGCCTCTCGAACAAGGCACCTCAGTTCAACGGCAAGATTCGCGTCACCGTGTAATCTTCCCGATAGGGACTCATGTGGGGGCGGGGCTTTGGCCCCGCCTCTACTATTTAGAGGTAAAATATGCCGCGCAAGAAAATTGTTAAACCGCTAACTATGGAACAACATGCAGCAAACCTTGCCAGAAAACATATCCAGGCAGTTGCTTTTAGAAAATCTAATCAACTTGTAGAGATTGAATGGAACATGGACGGCGTTCTGGGTCTTGACGGCGGCTACTTTGTACGTTTTGTAAACAAAAGAGCGAAAATCCCTGCTAAGTATTTAGAGAGCGCAGAGCGAAGCGGGTGCCGCTTGGTTCGCAACGAAACGTAGATAGCCCCCCTATGGCGCCTAGCCAATAAATTTTGGAGAATACGAATATGGCTGTAAAACTGACGATCAACGTTTCAGACATTCAAACCGCCGTGGCAACGTATAACGCCATTCAGGTGGGCAGGGCGGCCACGTCCGCCGACGCCGCAGCTCAAACCGGCACCTTTACCAACCTTGGTTCGGTCATCACCCTCAACGCGGTCGTCTCCGCCTACGAGTACATTGACACCAGCTGCGCCAGCAATCAATTCAGCACATGGCGCCTGTACAACACCAGTACCCTGGCATCTGGCTCCTGGGCAACCCCATTCCAGGGTCAGCCTCTTGGCTACATTACGGTTGATGAGTTCCGCTCTTACGAGATTGGCGACCTAACCGACCCAGACGGCACCCCACTCAGCGACCAGAAGATTGAGCGCCTTATTAAGGCTGCCGGCGGGCTTGCTGACTCCTACGTGGGCTACTCGTTTGAGTACGTCCAGAACACTGAGAAGCACCCGTGGAATCACTCCAACCGCCGCATCTACGTGCGCCAGCGCCCAATTGTTTCAGTTTCAGGAGTGAGCGTTCACGTTAGCGCCCAGCAGAGTGCCAGCTTTACCGTTAATGACTTTTACATTAACGAAGACCGTGGGTACGTGGAAGTTACCTCTTTGGCCGCTGTTACCTATTCGCTCTTCCCGGCGATTGTCGCCCTGGGAATGATTGAGCCGGTTGTGGAGATTACCTACACGCACGGCTACCAGGCCGCCCCGCAGCCCGTTAAGGACGCCGTGGCGCTAATCACCGTAGACCTACTTGCCAAGGACAATCTTATTAAGCAGGGCATGGGCGGGCTTTCCCGGTTCCGCATTGGCGAGTTTGAAATGTATGCCGCAAACCCACAAGGAGAACGTGAGGGCGGCAAGCAGGGAAGCAGCATTCGAATTCCCCGCTCTGCCATGGCGCTCCTTGACCAGTACCAAGGAACAGCACTGCGATGATTCCAGGATTCAATGCGTCAATACAACTTACGAGACCAGGAACAACGTCGCAAGATGCGATGGGAACTCCTATTCGTACCAACTCTGTAGTTTGGACAAAGAAGGGTCACTACCAGAAGCGTTACAACATTGAAAATCAAAACGACACTGGCCGTAGGGCAGAAGAGTTCTATGAGTTCTACCTTCCGTTCCTTACCGGAACAAGTCGACCGGCCCCAGACGACCGCCTAGTTGTCCACGGGAAGACCTTTATTGTTATTGGTATCTTGCAGGAATCCCTTCGTCATCATCTAACGGTTAAGGCAAGAATCTCCGAGGTATAAATGAGCAAGGCTGTCAAAGTGCGCGTCAAAGATGTAATTGGCGGACTTAGCGCGCTTGCAAAAAACTTAGGGGGAATACCAAAAGAGGCAGAGGCGCAATTTGCCCGGGCGGTTCAAGTTGCCGCGTTCCAGGCGGTGTATTCAGAGGTTGCCCCCAAGGCCGCAGAGGCCGCTCCGGTTGACTCCGGCGCATTTCAGGCTGGTCTTTCTGGACAGTGGGGGGCATTTACTTCCAGCAAGCGCAAAGCCGCCAGATACTCAAACCCAGTTTTTGATTTAACCCCATATGGTGACGACATTACTGTTGAGTACGGAAGCGACCCATTTGAAGAATCAAAAGATGGCGGTGAGCATTTCTACGGGCAGTTTGTAAAGTTTAACCTTCAGAAGTACCGACCCATGATCAACCAGGCCGTTACCGGGGCGGTAAGAAGCGCGGCAGAAGAATTTTTGGTGCAACTTTTTGAGAGAGCGTTAGACAAAAGTTTTGTTCGAACAAGAACTGGGCGCGGATACGGACCAGAAAAGCTTGCAAAACTGCCCCGTAGCCGTCAGCTAAAAATATTCCGCCAGAGAAGGTACATCTTGAAGAAGTACGGTAGCGCCGCCTAACTAAGGCGGATCAAGTACTCCGCAGAAATTCCGTCTGGGTGCTGGAACAACAGCCACTGGCACGGCTCACCAGCAGAGGCAAGCTGTTCCTGCGCGTAGGTGTTGCTGCTTTCAGTTGACCCGCCGTTCCAGTGCACGATGCCGTTCAGGTACATCCGAACGGGAGTGTGGAAGTGCCCAGCAGCGCTGTAATCAAATGGCGCAACCGTCATGTTCCAACCCTGAATCTTCTTGCCAAATCCGTACCACGGAAAGCCAGCAAAGCCACCGCCAACCTGGTCGCCATGGAAGAGGAACCAGCGCTTGCCGTATACCTCATCAGTACCAAACCACGCCCGCTCGCCCTTTGAGATGGTCTCAACCCACTCAACATGCTTAACGTCTTTCACCAGCATTGATGCTACCTTGTACATCATTGCGTCAGCGTTGGACTCTGGGTGGAATGTTCCCTTGCGACCAAGTCGGCCGTGATTGCCAATGGCCCCAACGACACGAATATTCTCAAAGCTTGCGGCCAGTCGTCGCACGAGCCCAGCAAGAATCTCCGCGCCACGGAACGTTTGGTTATACAGAGATGCGTCAATCAGGTGCGCCTGGCCTGGGAAAATGTCTTCCCCCTCAACGAGGTCGCCAAGCAGATAGACGCGCAGGTCTGTAACTGGGTGGTCTGCTCGTTGAATGGCTACTAGGGACTCCACCTTTCCTGCAAGCAAATCAATGCGCTCTGCGCAGACGTCGCTGTTATAGGTAGGGGTAATCTTTCCGAGCTGCCAGTCCGAGAGAAGCAGGATTGCGGTTTCAGCCGCGCCCTTGCGCTTATCCTTTTCTGGGGCCTTTACCGCAGGCAAGGTGATTGCCGCAGCAGCATCGCTGGCCGCCTGATACACGGCACGAACAAGCTCTTCTCGGTCGTCTTCTTTTTGGGAAAGTTTACGAAGAGCGGCGCGGTGCGCCTGCTTCAACTGCTCGATCTCGCTGCGCACCGCCTCAGAAGAAAGCTCCTCTTCTGCCGCTTTAAGAACGGCATCGCGGTTAATCCTTCCCTCAGACGCAGCCTTTGCGGCAAGCGTTCCTGGGAATACGCTTCGGGTTCCCCCGTTGTTTACTCGTCGGTCAATAAAAGAAGCCTTACCGTTAAGTAGCGTGTTGCGCTTAATGCGGTAGGCGTTAGGGGTTCGGCTTGGATATTTGCTGTGAAATTCTTCCCACTCCATGCTCACTGCATCCGCCCTCTCTTGGGGGGTCCAGGAGAGCACTGGCTTGTTATATTCCTTTTCCACAAAACCTCCAATGTTTTCGGCTTAGTTGCCGCTTCCATAGTATACCCGCTACACGGCTCGCGCACATGTTGTGTGTGTAGATGTCTGTGGTCTGGAATGTTACTGAATACTTGGTAATCTACATGCGTGGACGGTATATATGAAGCTTTCTTTACGGCGCTGAGCGGGGACTCGTCCCTGCAAACTTTGCTGGGCGGCTCTGCGTCAGACAAGAAAGTGTATCCGATCACATATACGGGACGGAGCGCGCTTCCTGCGGTGAGAGTCGCAGTAGTAGCGGGTAGTAGCGATCTGGGGTTCAATATTGACAGACCTGTGGTTGACGTGCTTATTGCAAGCAACGCCAGCGCAACAGAACTGAACAATATTGGTAGTGCCATAGATGCGGTACTTAACCGTAAGCGTTTATCTGGACCAAACGGGGCAATCTTGCACGTGGCGAAAAAAATCGCAGAGCGTGACGGATATGACCCAAACACTTTAGAATATCGGCGAGTAATCCGATATCAAGTAATTAAAACTTAAGGGGAGCAAAAAATGCTTACACTTGGTTCCGGTACAATTGATATTGCTTTCTGGAAGCCTGGCGCAGAAGCCGGCTCGGGCAGCCGCACGGTTCCTTATTTCGATGGGACGACCGGTTACGGCAACTCGGGCGAGCTTGTGACCATTGGCGAAGTCGGCGGCGACGTTGAGTTCGACATTAACTTCCAGGAGCGCGAGTTCTACGGTCAGCAGAACTTCCCGGTTGCGAAGGCTTTCTTCGGCGGCCGCTGTGAGGTTCGTGCTCGTGGTGTTGAGGTTAACTGGGATAACCTGAAGAACCTCTTCCACAACGACCTCGGCGAGGGCACGACGACCACCGCCCTTGTTTATGGCTATGCCATTGACACCCATGACGCAAACCCAGGAAGCTATTTGTTCCGCCCGTCAACTGGCGCCGGCGTAACGGATAGTTCCGCCGAGCCAAAGCTCGCCGGGATGCTTCCAGGCGCAGGGACCGGCTTTACCGGTTACACGCGCGTTGCTGGGCAGGGTGGGCAGGCAGCCCCGATGGGTCTGCCACGCCCTATCTACGTTCGCTTTACGCACCGACGCTCGGATGACCCGTCCCAGACGGTTCGCATCCACCTGCCAAAGGCGTATAGCATGCAGCTGATGTTCCCGTTCACCCGCGAAGATATCGCGACGCTGGACTTGGACTTCTCGGGCACCGTTGATCGAAGCTGCAAGGTTTCGAGCACCGTTACCCCGTCAGTTGTGTTCGTTCAGGCCTAATTTAGGTCTTTAACGACTAGACAGCAAGGGGCCGCTGGGAGAAATCCTGGCGGCCCCAAGCGACCGCTATAAGAGTCGCACCCAACGCCCACACCGGGCCACACACCATCTACGCTCCCCGTAGATTCGCACCATTTTGGTGTATCATTCATTTGCAGCAGTACCGTTACGTTGACGGCACGCTATGCATAGTAGTAGCAGGAGTACATCATGGCAAACCTGTCTCAGGTTAGACCTACCAAGGTCCTTACCCTTAATGACCTGGCGGACATTGAGGAAAAGTACGGCTCACTTGATCAGATCGATCTGA